GCTTCGCAATGGCATGAAAGCCATCCCAATGAGCTACCCAGCGATGGACCAGAGCCACATTGCAATGAGGCAGTTCCAAAGAGAGGCTGCGGCCCTCCTTTTCCTGCTTGAGTCGGTTATCGGGGATGACTCCGGGAGCGTCTACAAGAGCGTCACGGAGCGGCAGGCCGTGTATTTGACAAACTGTCTCAACCGATGGATCACCAAGATCGAGCAAGAGGCCGACAAGAAACTTATGTCGGCAAGAAACGCAAAGGCTGGGAACTACGCCTACAAGATGGATATCAGCCCTCTGTTTGCAAATGACCGCGACGGACTGGCCCTCTATACCAGCAGCCTGCGTCAGCAAGGGATGATCTCCGGCAATGAGGTCAGGGCCCTCCACGGCCTCTCTCCCGTCCCCGAGCTGGAAGATGACTATGCAGTCATGACTCTCGGCAACGGGCCTGAGGAAGGCTCTGAGGGGCCTTCTGAGGCCGATCCCACGGAGGAGAAGGTCTCCGACCCGGAAAAGGACAAGTCAGACACCCCAAAACCAGCACCACTCAAAGAAGACAACTAAACCAACCTTAAAGGAATTTTATAATGTTTGAAAGCAACCCAGAAGCCGGAACGATGACAATCCGTGGCCCAATCGGAGACTTTGAGGGCGCAATCTCAGCCGAAGACTTCCTTCCTGCACTGCAGGACCACAACGGAAAAGACATCCTCATCAACCTGGATAGTCCTGGCGGGGCAGTTTCGGACGGCATGGTCATCTACAACGCACTGATGCAGTACGAGGGCAAGGTAACCATCCACGTTGATATCATTGCGGCAAGTATCGCCAGCGCTATCGCATGCGCCGCCGACCACCTGATCTGCAATAGCAACGGCCAGATAATGATCCACCGTGCGTGGACTATAGCAATGGGCAACGCAGGCACCTTTAAGGATCTTGTCGAGCAACTTGACGCCCTCGACGGCATGCTGGCTGACATCTACGTAGAGAAGTCGGGCGGAATCCGCGACGAATTCGTGGAAATGATGGAAAATGAGACATATCTGTCCGCAAAACAGGCGCTGAACCTCAATATTGTCGACGAAGTCAAGGAAATCAAGAAAAGCAGGCCACAGGCGTCCTCCGAAAAGCCCAAGGTTTTAGCCCTCGCTCCCTGTGTAATAGCGGCTAAAGCCAAGGCTGCTGCCGTCAAGATGCGCCTCCGGTTAGATGTTTGAGGCTGGCCGGCGGTTTTAGGCTATAATAATAGCTGTGCGGCGAAGGTCGCAGAGTAAACCCTTAAAAATCAAGAGTTAACATGAATCTTTCAGAAATTCAGGCTCGTTTGGAAAGCATTGCTGACGAAATGGAAGCAATCTCCGCCGTGGCCGCAGAAGAAACTCGCGAATTGACCGACGCCGACAACGACCAGATCCTTGCGCTCAGCGATGAGTTCGAGGCACTGAGCGTGGCCAAGGCCAAAGCCGAGAAAGTCCAAGAGAAAATGGCCGCCATCGTGGAAGCCAGAGCTAATTCCAAAGAGCCACAGGCTGGCGTTCAGCCTCTGGACGAAGAAACCCCAAGTGAGGCCCCTGTGTCGAAACCAATCCCTGCGAAAGCAAAATACAACAAGTCCAACGTTTTCGCAAGCAGCGAAGACGCCTACACCGCTGGCCAGTTCTTGGCTGCAATCGGCGGAGACAAAAAGGCTCAAGAGTTCATGGCAGCTCAGAGCGAAGGAACTGACGACAAGGGTGGATACACCGTTCCCGCACCACTGGCTTCCGAGTTGATCGACTTGGTCGAAAGCTACGGCGTTGCTCGCACCGCATTGCGTCGGGTTGTCATGGGTTCAAGCACTTGGTCGGTTCCTAAGCTGACCGGTCACGCAACCGTTTATTACCCAGCAGAAGCTGCGCCGATCACGGAAAGCGACTTGACTTTCGCTCAGATCACGCTGACGGCAAAGAAAATGGCCGGCTTGGTCAAGATGTCAACGGAAGTTTCCGAGGACTCGGTTATCTCCATGACTGACACCATCGTCCGCGACCTTGCATGGTCGTTTGCGAAGGCTGAGGACGAGAACCTGTTCACGGGCGGCAGCATCTACACTGACGGAATCGAGAACGATGCCGCAATCGCAGAAAGCAACGTAGCAAGCGTTGCTGCGCTGACTCTCGAGGACCTGACGGCTGCTGTTGTTGCATCCGGCCAAGAGCGCGGATTGTCCCCTGAGTGGTACATGAATGCAACATTGTTCAACGGTCAAGTTCGCGACCTGTTGAATGCTGCTGGCGGAAACGCAGACAGCAACTTGGCATCTGGCGTTCGCCCGAGCCTGTTCGGATACCCAGTTAACCTCGTATCGGCTATGCCCGGTGCTGGCGCTGCCTCCGGCGACCTTATCGTGACCTTCGGCGACCTGAGCGTGTCTCACTACTTCGGTGATCGTCGCGCCCTTAACTTCAACGTTCTGAACGAACTGTTTGCAGTTAACGACCAAGTCGGTATCATCTGCACTCAGCGGATTGACATCGCTTCGGTTAACCCTGAGGTCCTCAGCAAGATCACCCTCAGCTAATCATAGTTGATGAAGATCAAATTCCTAAAGCCCCGGTTGGGATTTCCAGCCGGGGCAATCTGGGACACCGACAAGATCGGTGTCGCCAATACACTCATATCCCTAAGTGTAGCGAAAGAAATTAAGGCTAGTCCAAATGAAGTGGTCACTAAAAAGAACAACAGGAAGCCAAGAGCTACCGGTAACCGTAAGCGACCAAAAAGATCATCTTAACATCGCGCAAAACGACACTTCACAAGACTCAAAGATTCAGTCTCTCATTTACGCAGCAAAGGACCGGATTGAGCGAGACATAGATCGCATAACAATCACCAACACGTTTGTTTTGATGGGCCCTTGTTTCGAGAATCCATTGAGAATCAATCTCAAGCCCGTAACTGGGATTGCCTCGGTCAAGTATTACGACACTGACGGCGTCCTTCAAACCCTACCGTCATCCGACTACAGGTACATTGACGGATCACAAGAACTCGTGCCAGCGATTGGCAAAGAGTGGCCAGTTGTTTTACTCGGGCAGCCCGACAGTGTTCAAATAGAATTTACTGCAGGCTACGGAACGGATGCTCCTTGCATACCGGCGCTAATACAGGCAGCAATCAAGCTATGCGTCGGCAAGTGGTTTTACGACCCTGCCCAAGAGTCTTCCGCGCTGCACTCCCAAGAGAACGGCTATCGTGCAATCGTTTCTAACCTAACAAGAGATAGCTACCCATGAGAAAAAGAATTGGGTTCAGGCGACACTCGATTGACATCATGGTCCACAACGGGACCGTGGATTCATACGGCCAGAAGACATACAACAACCCGTCCGACTGGGATGTTTTCTTCTCTGGATGGCCATGCGAATTTATCTCCACTGTTGGTGGCGAAATCCTGAGGGGGCGCATGGTAACCGAGAAGTCCACTCATGCAGCATTTGGCAACTTTGCTGCAGTTGAGGGCATTACGACAAAAATGAGAGTCGTGCATAACGGTCACAACTACGGGATAACGAGCGTCGGTGACCCTGACGGAACAAGGTCAGAAATGCGAGTTGAGTTAAGAAAAGAAGTCGAACTAAGTTAGGCGGCCCCAAATGCCCAGTAGAACAGGTAGGCCCAGGAAGGTCGGCAGATTGCTTAGCCGCGCAGAAGCAATGTCCATGAGGGCAAAGAGGAAGTCGCTGGCAAAGGGGAGGGTCAAGGCAGGCGCTTTTATGAGCGTATCCAAGGACTCCAAGAGCTGGGAATACGGACTAAAGATCCTGCAGCGGTTCCCGTTTGAAATGCAGAACTCCGTGGCAAAAAAAAGCGGGAGGGCTGCTGCTATTATTGTCAGGGAAACAGCGAACACAATGCTTTACCTTGGGTCTTCGCCACATGGCCCAGACGAAGGGGCTTATCCCGGCAATTCGATGATGACGGGGACATTCCACAAGAAGTCGCAGGAACAGCAAGAGGCAAGGGCGGGCAGAGCGTCCATGGTTGACAAGGTCGGCATCAAGCCGAAGTCGATCAAGAATGGATACCTTCACATGGTTGGACCACGGAGACCTTGGGGTAACCAGGCGCACATACTTGAGTTCGGCGGAGTCATAGAACTCTGGGGCACGGGCAAGTTTTATTTCCTCAAGCCAAGGCCGTTCATGGAGCCAGCCGGAAGGAATACAACGTCCGAGCAAGAGCGGGCTTATATCAACAAAATGAAAAACGAATGGGCTAACTGGTAATGGCTACAGGACCTGCAGCAATAAGATACATATTAGCCAACGACCCCGACGTGTCGGCAGTTGTTGGCGACCGGATCTACCCGGACTGGCTTTGCCAAGATGCCGTTATGCCAGCGATAACCCTCTGGGCAGTGTCAAGCACCCCGTTTGACACCATGAGCGGCGGGATGGGGATGGAAAAATCAAGGGTTAGGGTTGAGTGCATATCGCAGTCAAGAGCTAACTCAGACTCACTTTGGCTCCTTGTGAACAAAGCGCTGAGCAAGGTTCTCCACAAGGGGAACTACGGAGGCATTCAGGTCTGCTCAATATCGCAAGGAACTGGAAGTTACCAGATGGCAGATAGGCCTTACGACGGTTCGGATAGGTGGCTATACCGGACAATTCAATCTTTTGATATCAACTACTACCTTTATGAGAAGGAATAAACAACCATGGCTTACGTAGGAATGACCGGACAAGGCGCGACCGTCGTGCTTTCATCAACCGGCGACATTGGGTGCATTCGCAGCATCGAACTCCCCGAGTGGGTGCAAGAGAAGATCGACGCATCATGTCTGGACACCACCGGCTTTAAGCGATTCATCGCCGGCGACCTGACTGACCCCGGCCAAGTCGAGCTGACTGCAGTTTTCGACCCATCGGTTAACGTCCCAACCCCCGGCGTTGCTGAGGACATCACAATCACGTTCCCAATTGGCGACCCAGCTAACACCACCAACGCAACTCTTACGGGCTCCGGCTTTGTGATGAGCGTTGGGCAGCCTAGCCTCCAGATCGACGAGCTGCTTGAGCTGAACCTTACCTTTTGCTTCGACGGCGACACTGGCCCTGCATACTCGCCAGAGGCTGCCTAATGTCAGTCGTAACTGTTGATCGCGTTAAAGCCAGGTGTATAGCCACCAGAAGCCAGATTGACATGCCCGTCCAGCGGGTGCGTCTTGATGGCCATGTGGTCGGCTATGTTCATGACAGAAGCCCCGTTCCCGGGACTGTTGCTTTTATCGTGAACAACCTTAGCGACGAAGAAAGGGAAGCTGTACTCTCTGAGGTGTCCGATATTCTCGGCACTTCGGCAGGCAGTTACAGCGCAGCCCCAATTGAAAAGAGCGACACCGAGGAAGACGTTGCACACGACTTCGGTGACTTCTAGTTGGATATCAAAAGACTCACGGGGGATTGGTGCTATAATGGATGAAGTCCTAAGCACAATCCCCGGAGTTTACAATGCCCAAGAAAAATGCTTCAAAATCACTGACTCGCGAACTTCTGATCGAAAGCCTAAACATTGAGGTCATCGAGACATTAGTTGGTGATGTCGTAATGTACGTTAAGCCGATGAGCGAGCTAAAGCGATCAACTCGCGCCTCCCAGATGTTCACAAGCAACGGTGACATCGACCCAAAGTTCATGGCTAAGCGTCGTATCTACACAATAATCGACCATCTTTGTGACAAGGATGGGGAAATGCTGTTCACCGAAAGGGATATCAAGTTGCTTCTTGACCTTGACGGCAAAAAGCTGGATGCCTACTTTGTGGCTGTCTCGAATGCAATCGGAGAGTTCGAGGGAAACGAATAGGCCGGATCGAGCGAATGCTTGCCCATTTCAGGCGGAACAGCCGCTTGGCTTGGGCTTTCAAGGTCTGCAAGGACCTCGGTATCGACGACCCGGCTTATTGGCTAAACAACACAGACCCGTCTGTTCTTGATAGCTGGATAGCTTACTATCGCTTCGACTCAGAGCTAGAGTCTGGAAGCGGGAGCGGTTCCCCTGACGAAGCACTAGATAAACTCAGGAAACTATAATGCCAGGCATCTCAATTGGAACCCTCCGTTACGATATCGTCACGGACTCTACTAGGTTCGTAAAGGGTATACGAGCAACATCGGCAGAGAAAAAGAAGGCCGACAAGATATTCCGTGACGGCCTCACGCCCCTCAACAGGCACAACATTGCGTTGAGACAGTTGTTTGGCATGTACGAGAAGGGGATGGTTACCAAGCAGGCTGTTCTTGCGCAGCAGAAAAAGATCAAGGCCAGCTATCACGCAGAAGTGCAGGCCGCTAATCTCGCTGGCGTTAATCTCAAAAAGTATTCCGGTTCTCATGCAACGGTGTCCAAGCAGACCTTGGCTGCAACCGGGGCCCTGGACAAGAACACGGCGGCAATACTGCGCAACAAGAGGGCGCAGAGAATCACTGGCCTTGGCAGACCTGGAGGACCGGGCGGCGGCATGTTCTTCCATGGCAGACAGGCCGCAAATAGACCCAGCAACAGGTGGGCAAACTTTGGGGGCTCACTTGG